CCGCCTTTCTATAACCTGCAGCAGCGGCCTCAGCCTCAGTTGTGAAAGGCACCTGGTTTCTTGGTGAAACCCTGCTGTAACTAGGGCAACCCTGTGGCAGGTGGTAAACCTTGCTATTGCGGTTGCCGATGATCAGGCCGTCATTAGCCCTCGGAGGCGGTGCTGCCCTGGCAACGGCGGGCGACGCATTAACCACCCCCTCGCGTGACGGCTTGTAACCCAGAGACCAGGTCCTGTCTCCAGTTACGAACGGGTTCTGGTGGCCCATCACTCGGGCAGTGCGGGCGTTCCATTCCTGTTCCCAGGCGCTCACTGGATGTTGCCGGCTCCATGCCATGAGCAACTGCTGCTGTTGGCGCGACATATTGAGCCCGTAGCGATCAAACATATAGAAAGTAACCCGCGCCACGAGGCCTTTCACTTCGTCCCTGGGCTCTGCAGTGCGGCCCTTAAAGTCGACAGACGTTGAACACGCCCCGTATTGAGGTGAAACGCCGGTGACCATGCCGTAGTTATAGTTACTACGGTCGCCGTTGACCTCTCCCACTGATGGGTAAAGGTTGAATAGGTCTGCCTCCATCGCCCTAAAGACTGGGTCGTTGGAAACGCAGTTGCGACGGCCACCCGACTGCCAGCACTGCCTTTGGTGGCAGAACGTCCAGGCGGGCACAATGTGCTCCCACTCAATCCGCTCTGCCCTCACCTGCTGCGCACGAGTCTCATAGCCGCAGGAGCTAGCATCGATCCGGCCACCAGACCGGCCTACCCACTCCCAATCACAGCCACAGTAAAGATCGCCAACGGCACCAGACGCCTGATCAAGAAAGATCTGCTCTTTAGCGACCGCCTTTGCAGACGAGAAGCTAGTGGGGGCATCGGCCAGGGCGCAAGGGGTAAGGAAAAAAGCGGCAAACAGGACGTAAATCAGGCGGGGCATATAGCGGAGCAACTTCTAGAAGACGGCCGCGCATTGTACGGATGGCAAGGGTTGCTTGCTAGGCATGTCGAGGCGACCAAGGAGCTGGCGCGACATCATTTCGTATCCGTTGGTAAATTTGGATGAGCGAATAAACAGAAGGTATGAAAAGAAAGGAGGGCGCGCGATAAATCCAAACGGCAGTAGTGATATTTTAAAAAAACAGACGAACGGTAGCGCTTACGAGACTTTACGGAAGTTACTGAGAGTTAACGAAACTTTTCAAACGTAATGATATGGCCTGCACTTTACTCAATACAAGTCAACAATACAAAGCAAAGTAACGAGAATTATTCTATTTGAATTCCACAAGATATTGGCCCAGCATATTCTCTAGGCACAAGATAAAGGGCCTCCGGCTATTTTTGCGGGATAACTGGAGGCCACATACAGGCTAGGCATCTCACTGCCGACCCTGTCGCTTGTGCTGCGATGCACTCACGTATACACAAGCCGAGTTTGGCTATATGGCATTACGCTGTCAACGCCGGTAATCGGTTTTTGCTTGGTGTGTTTTTTCAGCGCGATGAGTGCAGGTCATTAATCTCTGAACCTGAAAAGGAGACCTAAAATGGGTCAACTGATCGTGGAGCTGATTAAGCTCACTCGTGTAGTGCTGGAGGTGGTCTTGTATTTGATCACCAATCCCACCGGCTTGCTTTAAAACCATTGCCCCCGGCGCACTCCACGTCGGGCGCAATTTCAATAGGGGCTACCCGGACCTCAAAACAACCCAGCCGGCTCCGCCCCCATATCCCAACTAAATATCAGCACTTCCCGCGCCTCACTCCCCTTACCACTCCCCACCGTATAGCGAATATCTGTCGACTCAATGTGAAACGCTTTGAAGCATTCACGAATGTCCGGGTGGTCGTTGAGGCTGATAATGGCCTTGCCTTGGATCTGACCAATCAGCTCGGCCATTTCTTGGTATTGCTCAAAACCAAAAGGCACGCCATACCCCTCGGTCTGCCAGTAAGGCGGATCAATGTAGAACAACGTGTGTGGGCGGTCATAGCGCTTGATACAGTCTTGCCACGGCAAGTGCTCAACGCAGACCTCAGATAGTCGCAAGTGCGCAGCTGACAGCTGTTCTTCAAGCCGCAGCAGATTGAGCCCAGGGGGCTGGGTTGTTGCAGTGCCGAAGGTCTGCCCAGCGATCTTGCCGCCGAACGCAGACTGCTGCAGGTAGTAAAACCGGGCGGCGCGTTGAATATCCGTTAACGTTTCTGGTCGCGTATCCTGTAACCACTTAAACACTTGGCGACTGCTAAGCGCCCACTTGAACTGCCGCACAAATTCCTCCAGGTGATTCTGTACCACGCGATACAGGTTCACCAGGTCACCATTGATATCGTTGAGCACCTCCACTTCAGCGGGCGCCGGCTTCATAAAGAAGAGCGCCGCGCCGCCGGCGAACGGCTCCACGTAACAGCTGTGCTGAGGAAAAAACGGGATAATGCGATCGACTAGGCGGCGCTTGCCGCCCATCCATTTAACGATGGGTTGAGCTTGTTGCACTTGATACCTCTGAAGGTTGGGCGCTCAGAGGCGATTTAACGAGGCTCAGGGCCTTAAGGTGATTCATGCCCCGGCAGCGCGGGCACTTCATTATCAGGTTATAGGGGCCGGTTGCCTCGGCCAATTTACGGCCACAATGGCCACATCTCAGTTCTGTCATCATCTGCAAAGCCTCAAAATCTGCTAGGCTTGCCCGGCTCTCGCGAGAGCGGGGGGCCTTGGCTGGCTTGCAGGCATGCTCTGCAGGTTTAGTGCCTGGCGTTGGTGTTGCCGCACCAACGCCAGGCGCCCTCCTCCTTTGGCCGTCCTGGCCGCGTTACTTCATCCCTCAGTTTTTGGATACCAACCGCGCCCAATCCTGCAGCGCAGTCAGCCGCGAGTGGCACTCATCGGCCCGCGCCGTCACTCTGATAAGGCTTGCCGCAGTTGCTGGGTGTATGTCTGCTCTGGCTCCGGCTCCATTGCCCAAGCCGGTGGCGGCGGCACCGCCGGGCACTCCACCGGTACCGGCTGCAGGGTTGGTGATACGGACTGACAACCGCTGATTAGCAGCAGCAAGGTCAGCAGCAAGCTGGTTATTGTTTTGTTGAGCATCGGTCATCTCCGCATAGTGTTTGTTATCCAGCTCGTTGAGCTGCTGCTGCAGCTCATTAGCGCGCTGTTGTTGGCGTTGCAGCTGGCCGGCAGCAGCGCGGGTAATCTCGCCCAAGGCATGGGCGTGAAGGCTGTCAGCGGTCGCAAGTGCTGCAGCTCCCTTAGCCGCTTGCCATTGCCACCCGGCAGCGAAGCCTCCGCCCAATAGCGCAGCCACCAAGGCCATAGCCCCGCCGATCTGAATCAACAGCTTGTACTTAGTGATCATTTGCGACCCTCGTGCTCAAGCGAGTAATGGTTGCCATCATTGAAACGCCCGCCCCACGAGCCACCCAGAGCCTCCCAGTACTCACCCAGTGGCCGGTGATCCTCGGTGCTAGTGAGGTACTGACCACCGCGAAACAGGTTGAAGTCCACCGCCAAACGCTGCTTATGCAAGCTGCTGGCGGCGCTGTAGCTCTTCTTCTCCCCTACCTTCCCGTGAACCTTCGGGTCGCGGTAAGCATCGCCAAAAGTCAGCTCATAGCCGTTCTGGTATGCGTATTCGATCAGCAGCCCAATCATTTTGGTAAAGCGGCGTTGCTTGCTTCCGAGTGACATATAAACTCCAGGCATAAAAAAGCCGCATCGAGTGCGGCGTGTGAATTGGTCAGCATTTTGGGTAACACGGTGATGACATGCAGGGCTGGTAGCGGCAGTATCAACTCAGCCCGCACGGACGCGGACTATCCTAGAGAAAATGAACCACTCTCTATTCCCTCGCCGGTGACAGCAGTACCGGCACCCCTCTCTACACTTCTACGTCATACTGCGGCAGGCTCGGCGCTTGGCCGGTTATTTTGCCGTCCACGACAAACGCCTTTTGCCCCACTCCCACGCTCGTGCCCTGCACCATCACTGCCACGCCATTGCGCAGAGTGAGGGTTGATGTGCCGGCGCTGGCGTTAATGTTAGCGACTGTACCGACAGTACGTTCACCGCCGGGCAGCAGGCCAATGAAGCGCTTCCAGGGGTTTACCGTTGCCATTACGCGCCCTCTATGTGATGCCGCTCTAATCGCAGCGCTTGTTTAACACGGCTTGCACCAACGCCCTCGGCGGTTATCTCTGTGCTCAGACAAAGGCCGCGCCAGGTTTCCTGTACGTCGCGCACTTCGCACAGCTGCGCGGGCGTCACCAAGCCAGGTGCGGTGGCTTCCGGGAAGAGCGGCAGGT